GCAAACATCAACACATTAATCAGCCCAGACTGGAACCCACGACAAATCACCGAAGAAGAACTCGAAAAACTACAAACCAGTCTCAATGAATTCGGATACATAGAACCAATCATAGTCAACGATGTCAATAATCATATCGTAGGTGGAAACCAAAGAGCCAAAGCATTAAAAACATTAGGTTACGATGAAGTTGATGTAGTATATGTCCACATCGAAGATTTGGCAAAAGAGAAAGCATGCAATGTCGCATTGAACAAGATTAGTGGTGATTGGGACAATACAAAGTTGCAAGTGGTCCTTGAAGAAATCGAATTATCACCAATCGACATAAGACTAACTGGTTTCGATGAGATAGAACTCACAGATCTCAACATAGAGGGAGAGAGAGAGAGCAATGAATTAATTGAAGTAACTGAAGATAACTATGAAATCCAAGAGGATATTGAAGTTACAGTTAAACAAGGAGACATATACCAACTTGGGAATCATAGATTAATGTGTGGAGACAGCACCAATAAAAATGATGTAGCCACATTAATGGATGGGGAACAAGCAGACATGGTATTCACAGACCCACCATATAATGTAGAATACACTGGGGGAATGCAATTTAAATCCAATGGGGATGTGGTTACTGATAATCGTGAAATGATTAAAAATGATAATAAAGACATATATGAAGATGTTTTTAAAATTCTTTCAAAGTTTTGCAATTCTGCTTGTTATGTATGGTTTGCAGGTACAAAAGGAGAATCAGTATATAAGTTTGCAGAAAAATATGGTACAATCCATTCACTTATTATATGGGTAAAAAACGGGGGATATGGTGCATTAAATGCAAATTATAAACAGAAGCATGAACCTTGTTTATATTGGAATCCTAAAGGTACAAACTTGAATTTTATAGGAGACACTACTGAAACAACTATATGGGAAATAAACAAAGATGGTGTGAATAATTATCATCCTACTCAAAAACCTGTTGCATTATCCTCAAAAGCAATACAAAATCACAAAGCAAAATCAGTTCTTGATTTATTCGGAGGTAGTGGCAGTACACTAATTGCATGTGAACAATTAAACAGAACATGCTACATGATGGAATTAGACCCGTACTACTGCTCAGTAATAATCAACAGATGGGAACAATTCACTGGTGAAAAAGCAATCAAAATCAACTAAAACATTCCGTACATTTCGGACATAATATAAAAGGCGATACATATGGCAAAACTAAAACTAACAGACAAACTATGTGAGGAAATCTGCAATGACATCAAAGCAGGAGTACCAATCATTCATGCAGCCATAGCACATGGGATATCGCAAACAACATTCTACGATTGGTACAATCAAGGAAAAGAAGCCAAAAGTGGAGCAAAAAGAAACTTTTATCTCAAAGTCGAAGAAGCCAAAAGCGTAGCAATAACTCTCCGTGCAAGACGAATCTACAAAGCCGGTGAAACAAACTGGCAAGCAGACGCATGGTGGCTCGAAAGAGTAGACCCCGAAAACTTCGGAAGAAAAGAAAAAGTAGAAGCAAAAATTGAACACAAAGGATTAAAAGGACTGGCTGATGCAATTGAAAACAGTAGAAAACAATGACTGCTTCCAATACGGGACATTCGGTGAAATTGCATTAGACTTCTTCGACAATAGTGATGCATGGATAAACATTGCAAGTGGCTCAGTACGATCAGGGAAAACGATTGTCTGCAATGCCCGATGGTTAACATTCCTCGCACAATCCGATTCAACAGAATTCTTAATCAGCGGAAAAACCAGTACAAGTCTACAAAGGAACGTCATCAAACCATTAATCAAAATGATGAACACCGACAACATACCATACCACTACAGTAAATATGATGCAGAATTAGAAATCGATGGCAAACTCTGTTATCTCATGGGATTCAATGATGAGAAAGCAGTAGACATCATCGCAGGTATGAGTGTTGGAGGATGGTATGCTGATGAGATAGCAAGATGCCCACAATCAGCAGTAGAAATGGCAATAAGCAGATGCAGTGATAAAAACTCAAAAATGTTCTGGAACACGAACCCCGAATCACCGTATCATTATATCTTCACCAATTACATTAACAACAAATCATTAATTGATGCAGGAACAGTTAAAGTATGGAAATTCCTCCTTGATGACAACCCAAACTTGGACCCGAATTATGTTGCTGAATTGAAAAGAGTAAACCAACAATCAGAAGTATTCTACAAACGAAACATACTCGGAGAATGGGTAATCGCAGAAGGAGCAATCTATGACATGTTCCTCGAATCAGAAAATACATTTACAAATCCTCCACAAATAGATGAAATCAATATCTGCTGCGATTATGGTGTTAGTACAGTTACAACATTTGGTGTGATGGGAATTCATAAAGACCCAGAAGAAGGCAATAGTTACTACCTATTAGAAGAAACATACTACGATAAAGAAAAAGAAGGAGTAGCACAATCCGATAGTGAAAGAGTAGATGACATCGTACGATTACAAAACAAATACAATTTAAACAATTATAATACTTTATTTTTACCACATGATGCTGCGAGTCTTAAAACTGCTTGTCAAAAAGACTCAAGGATAAGAATGAATGTATCAACATATGCACCAAACACTTATGAGGATATTAAAACAATTCAAAATCTCATAGCACAAAGAAAATTCAAAATACATATCAATTGCACTAACAGTATTAATCAAGCCCAAACTTATAGTTGGGATAAAAAAGCACAACAAAGAGGAGAGGACCGTCCATTGAAGATTGATGATCATTGTCCGGATATGTGGCGTGGAGGAATACTTGGTCCTCGTAATAAAGTAAATCCAAAAGTAGGAGTCGTTTATTTATGAGTATTTTTGACAGTATTAAGAAGACAATTGACAAATTACCAGGGATAAGGAGACCTGCAGATTATTCATTGTATAATGAGTTTCAGTCTCAGTATGGGTGGAGTGCTCGTCGCTCAAACAAACCTATAGGAGACTTCGAAATATATCACGAAGCCCTCAATAACGTCTATGTGCATAGATGTATTCAGGTTGAAATCGATTCATTGTTGGCTACTGGTTTCAGTATTAACAATCTTGATGAAGAGGAAATTAATATTGCCCGTACCAATTATCTTTACAACTTATTCAAGAATCCGCAGGGTTACAAATCCGACATAACATATCCAATGTTCCACAGCCAATACATACGAAGCTTTGAAGGAACAGGAGATGCATTCATCGAAATCAACCATGAGGAATTATTCCAACATGAAGTACCAGTTGGGTTAACATATGTACCATCAGAGTTACTGCAATGGTTCCCTGATACCGAACAATGGGGGTACAGGAATCAACCAAGTATACGATACGAACCTGAAGAACTAATCCACATACACGAACCCGACATCAAAATGAAAAGTTCCAAATGGGGTATGTGTAAGATTGACAAAATCGGATTAGCAATCAGTATCATGTTCCTTGGAATGAGATACAATAAAGACATCATGGAAAACGATGGAATAGACCCCAAAGCAGTACTCTCATTCGATAAAGACATGGACGATGTCAGTTTTATGAATGAAATCAACCGACTCGGAGCATTAAAACAGGAACAGAAAAAAGGCGGAACCCTTGCAGTGAAAGGTGGAACATTCACCAGTGCTGCAGTTAATAACCGTGATATGGATTGGAATCAATTAATGGATAAATGTCGAGACATGATTATTACAGCGTATGGTGCTCAACCTGCTATGGTTGGTGTGATTGAAACCGCCAACCTCGGAAGTGGGTCTGGTGAATCTCAGAAGAAAAACTTCAAAGATACACTTCAAGGTCGTGCTGCATTTATTGAAGGAGCATTCGAGAAAGCATTGGGGCATAATGGTTTTGATGAAGTGTTCCAGTTCAGTGATTTGGATATTGAGGATAAGAAGAATCGTGCTGAGATTGAGAATATCCGTTTGCAGAATGGAAGTTTATCTATTAATGAAGTTAGGAGTAGTTACGGTGAAGAACCAGTACCATGGGGAAATGTACCAATGAATTACAGTCAATACGCAGTAACACCTAACCTTTTAAACCCTACACAGATTCAACCCTTAGGAGCATCTGATGAGAGTATTGAAAAAGCAATACACACAGTCCAAAAATACAAATCAGACTTATACCGTTCCGATATAATCAACTATGAATTAAGGTGAAATGGTCATGGATTGGATACGAATACCATTCACAAAAAAATTATCCCCAGAAGAAATCAGTTACCTTGAAAGCATCATGACTGGTTTTGACCGCCAACTCGGAGCAGTAGCAGAATACATTGGAACTGAAGAATATGCCCAATTGATGGGTATGAACAGACAACAAATCAATGCATTCTTCAGTAATAGTGGAATCCGTGAAAAACTCTCCGAGATAATTGAATACAATGCCCATGATAGTGAGGATTTCATACGCAACTTCTATAAAATAGGTGCTGAGTTAGGTTATGCTGAGATAGGTCAATTATTACGATACACACCTGCAGATGCCAAAGCATTAGAATTCCTAACAAAATACAATTTCGACTTAATAAGCAATGTCAACACAGAACTAACAGGACAAATAAGAGAAGTAATATTCCAAGCAGTCGCTGAAGGTGAAGGATACCAAACCACAATGCGAAACCTACTTGAGTTACCATTACAACCAATCAACGGTATCAGCCCACGAACACGTGCTGAGATGATAGCACGAACCGAAACTGCAAGAGCACAAAATACTGGAACAATACAAGCATATGCCAACTATGGTGTTGAGATGGTGGAAATCGTAACTGTCGGTGATAGTCTCGTATGTGATGACTGTATAGATGCAGAGGATAATAATCCACATACTTTACAGGAAGCTCAATCATTATTACCAATGCATCCGAATTGTTATATGCCTGATACTGAAGTGTATACTGATAAAGGATGGAAACATTTCAATGAATTAACTGATGATGACAATATTTTATCTTTAGATCCAGAAACCCATCAAACAAGATTCATAGATTATGTCCGAATCATAGAACATGACAGCCATATGGGTTACTTGCTTCATGTTTATAATAATACGGATATTGATTTCTGTGTTACATTAGACCATGATGTATTTGTGATGGAAGATGGCGAATTTAATTTCATTAAAGCTTACAGGTTAATTGATAGTAATTACAATTGTGATTTCCTAATCAATCATGAAGAGGATACTTATGTTAGTTTAAGAGATTGTGATATTCAATTAATACCATATAATGGATTAGTGCAATGTGTGGAACTGCCAGAGTACCATACCTTATGGGTTAAACGAAATGGTAAAACATCATGGAACGGAAACTGCAGATGTGCTTATGCTCCTGTAGTGCCTGACCCTGAAGAATTAACACCAGTAGATAATCCGTCAGTAATGGATTTAACCGAATCATAGTCATTTCGCTACTTTAAACCTTTTTGACCTGGAATGTCATTAAACTTAACCTACAGTGTTTTTTTTTTCGATATCAAATCATTTGACACCCTCCTTTAAAAAGATTGTCAACAACCCCTCCATAAAATAAAATCCACTTACAAATACTATATTTTTGTAAGTGGAATTTAACTGGAGGGTTAACAGACAAAAAAAAGGGTGGAATCATAAAAGAAACACTTTAAAATAGAAGATATGGAGTTTAAAAATACGATGAAACCGGAATTTAAGGTTTACTCTCCATTAACTAACAAAAGTGTGGACAACTTCATCACCAAAAACAATGGTGATGCAGA